AAAATAGGCTGCAAATGTGGGCCAAAGCCCACCAAACCTTGACTTTTTTGGTCAAAAACAACATGCTTGCGTTATGCAGAACGATGTAATGGTATCATACGACGACCTGAGAGACAGCCACCGTCGTCTAGTCAACGCATTGCGAGAGGCGCGAGAAGAAGAAGCTCGTTTAAACGAGCAAATCCACTTCCTCAAAATAGCGTTAGCAGAACACCAAATTGGCGTTTTTCCATGCTCGCCAGACGTGGCCGACGCATGAAGGGTAGCCCGTGACCTGATCCCCCGCATTTCGGGCGTGCGTCATGGGTAGCCCGATTTTTTTAACAACACGGCATTTAAAAATGGCAACTCCCCGACTACCGATTGAGTTATTGCAGCAGGCCGTTGATGCAGTGGCAGAACACGGATCGGTCACGGAGGCCGCGAAGCATTTAAAGCTGAATCGCGGGACTTTCGATAGCCGATACCGCAGAGCATTGAGCCAAAACCTCACGCCCGGAGAGGGCATTGAGGTGGCGCAAGAGGACCGCGAGTTATACGATGTTATAAACAGCCTCAAAAAAGAGAACGAACGTCTACGCGCCGCGCTGTCAAAAGCAACGCGCCCGAAATTCACGCTGCGGTCAGATAATCACATGCACCGTTCAGAGAAAACCAGGGTGGTAGTGATTGGAGATGCACACGACAGCCCTGCAATACCTGATCAGAGTCGGTTTAGACGCATTGGTCAGTACGTCAGAAAAATAAAACCAGACTGCGTGATCCAAATTGGCGATCTTGCCACGCTAGATAGCCTTAGTTATCACACGCCTAACGCGAGTTACGCCGGTAAGTTTAAGCCTACCTTTGAGCAAGATATATCCTCGCTAGGCAGAGCGTTGGAGTTACTTGATTGCGGTAATGCAGAGAAGCACATAACGCTCGGCAACCATGAACAGCGGTTGTTCAAATTTGAACAGAACAATCCAGAAGTATTTGGACAACTTCAATTCCAGCTTTTAAGGCTATTGGAGCGTTTTAGGTGGACATACTCGCAATTTGGTCAGGTTCATTTCATAGGCGGTGTGGGGTTTGTCCACGTTCCGCTCAATCGTATGGGCAAGCCATACGGCGGCAAGACGGCAGAACAGCAGATTGCAAACGACTGCTTACACGACCTAGTGTGTGGTCATAGCCACGTTGACCGCAAACACAAAGCCTCAAAAATTGGTAACAACCGAGAAGTGCAAATCATAAACGTCGGATGCGCCTTGCCAGACGGTTATATCGAGCCTTACGCTCTACATTCGTCTACGGGCTGGAGTTACGGCATTGCGGACATGACGATTCAGCATGGCTGCGTGCGCGATTACAATTTTGTCTCAATGGCCCGTTTAAACGAGTTGTATAAGTGACGACGATTGCTACAGACGGGCGGCAGATGGCGGCAGACACCCTACAAGTGGGCGAATACATCGACCAAGTTGAGAGCGCAAAGATTTTTCGCATCCGGGGCGAGCTTGTTGGTATTGCCGGAGATTACTCGGAGGCGAGACAATACCTCGAATGGTTGCATAACGGATCAAAAAAAGAGAGCAAGCCAACCTTTGACAAAGACGCAGATTTTGAAGCCATCCACGCGACAAAGCAGGGTGTTTACCACGTTACTAAGAATATGTACCGGGTAGCAATCGGCAAGCCAGCCGCGTGCGGCACAGGCGGCACGTTTGCAGTAGCCGCTATGCTTGCGGGTGCAACGCCAATCGAAGCAGTCAAGATTGCCATGCGCCTTGATCCGTATACTGGTGGCAAAGTGGTGTGCAAAACACTATGACTCATATATTTGAAACAGCATTAGAAGTCATGCGCGGCGCTCGGCAGAAAGATTACGGAAGCCCAAAAGAAAATTTGTCAGACATTGCAAAGGGCTGGACCGTTATCGCCAAGCGTGCAATTGAGAAAGACGGTTGCATCACGCCAGCGCATGTTGCACTGATGAACGACTGGCAAAAGACATGCCGCCTTTTGAAAACTACCACGCATGAGGATTCATGGGTCGACAAAGCGGCATACACGGCTATTGGCTACCAACTAAAAGAGGAAAAAAATGACTGAAAAGAAATGGAGCGATCAGTTCCCGCCCGGAGTGCAACAGGAAATTAAGCGTTACATGTCCTGGCTAGGGACGAAAGGCGGAAGTGCCGGACGCGGAGACTCGAAGCGTCGAGGCGATAGCGAATACTACAAAGCCATCCGCGCCAAGCGCACACTTAAAAACAAGATCAAAGCTGCACAAGATGAAGCCGAGAAAATTTCTTCCGAGTGACTCCTGGCTAAACGTGTCTGACTGGTTAAAATCCAGGGGCAAGCTGTCGTGGTTTATCCACGGCAATTATTATGTGCGCGACTTGGATACCCGCAACGTCAATAAGATGCCACGCCGCGATTTTGTGCGCTTTGTTGACGCTATGCGAATTGAGGAAGGGCTTGAGCCTTTTTTGCCTGATTCTAAGCCCTTCTCCAAACCTTCTTACCAACCGGAATAATTAAGTTCTTTTCATTGTAGAGCTTCTTAATGGCACGCTGTAGCGTCTTGTATCTAGTCGCCTGATTCTCATACCTGTGCATCAAAGCGTCTTGCATCTCTTGTTCTGTCGCAGTGCCAGCAACAGGAATTGCGTCTAACACATCGCGCTCATTTTGATTTAGCATTGCTGCGTTATGTTTAAGATTAGCAACCAGATCGTTCCAGCTTGCCACAAGGCTTTGTATTTTTTCGCCGTCATCGTCCACGCCGATCTCTTTTGATTCTAACGTAAACCATTGCGTGTCCAGCTTGTCACCATCCTTCTGTTTAAACACTTCGAGTTGTGCAGACAGAGATTCCTTGTCAGGTCGGTAACAGCCCAACAAAAAATCAAGGTTAGCTGTGATAGCACTACTGCCCCGAGGGCGCTCACTGGCGGAGTGGCCGGTGTGATGCAAAATCAAAACGCTACACCCGTACTGAGCGCGGAGTTTTGTGTTCATGCTTCTTATGTAGTCGGCGATGTCTGTGCTGCTGTTCTCGTCGCCGCTGAATGTCTGCGATAGCGTGTCAATGACAACAAGCGATGGCGGCTCTGGAAGTGCGGCAATGGCCTGGGTAAGCCTGTCAATTTCATCCTCTACCGTCAGAAGAAGTGGCGTGATGCAAATGCTAAAATTGTCAGCAATATCCAAACCGCGCTTTTCATGCCATGCCTTGATGCGTCGATACACACCGGCACCGCCTTCTGCTGCAACGTAGACGACATTGCCTTGCGTTGTTTTGCGGTTGCACCAGTTTAAACCGTGCGCGACATGCAAACCAAAGTCTAACGCAATAAAACTTTTAAACGCACCACTTGCGCCGAACAGCATACCCATTGCGTCGGCTGGAACTAAACCCTTGACGAGCCAACGTATATTGCCGCTAATCCGTTCTAGCTCATTAATGTCAACGAGCAGACTGCCGTCAGCTTCTCCGTCAATAACCGGCATATCAATGATTGGTTGTCGATACCGCTCTGCGCCAGATACCATGCGCGGGATTTCATTGTAGCGTTCTTCCCATCGTGCGTATTCATGCGCATCAGTAGGGCGCACGGCGAGCATTAACCCGCGCAAATGCTCAACAACAGAGCCGCCACTGGTTCCAGCCTTGACCAGTTTGGAGCTTAGTTTCAAAAGCGGGTCGTGGTAACTGCGATCTTTTGGTACGTCAGCAGCAAGCGCCGCAATCAATGAGGCATGATCCGCGCCAGATATTTTTGCAGCGTCAGAGTCAACGACAGTGCTGTATTGCTTGATCTGCTCTAGGTCTAAACCAAAAGCGGCACAAGCATCAGCCAAAGAGTAGCGCGATTGTAGATCCATTGACCTCACGCGCACCGACCAGTTGTTAGCTCTTAATTTAGTATTAACGCCGTTGGGTAGCCTCAGATACCGCACCGCATTGTTGCCGCTCTTGTCTGCTTTGATTAAGTCAGCGTCAGCCATAGCTTGCATAACAGCGTCTACTGTCTGCGGGTCTGCTGCATCTGGGTCGTCCAGGTCAATTAAGATGCCCATTTGAAAATTGTTTGTGCTTGTCTCGATCAGCCAGCTTAGACTGCCAATCACATCGTCTGGGTCTGCGTCATCCGCTACCAGCGCCAACAGCCTGTTAAACTGTGACTTGGTGCGTTTAAACAATCCGTTGTCCAAACCAGACAATAGTGCGGGACAGAAATAAGTATTCTGATCGGCAGCTTCATTGATTAAAAGCTGCTGCGCCGTCTTGTGCTGGTATGGTCGGCCAGCCCATTGCGCTTTGTCAGGACTGGTCGCAAACGCGTTTACCCACAGATATTGACCGTCAACAATTTCGCCGCTGAGAGACTCTAAAAAACTAGCGTTGTTCATGTCTCACCTACAGCGTTAATAAATCGTTAATCTCAATCCCTAATTTCTGTTTCTTTGCGTGCAACAATATCGCGCCAAAATGCCGTTGCGGTATTACACCGCTGGCACTTAGCCAGCGTGTGACTGCGCTCGGCGCTATACCAAGCACCCTGGCTGTTGCGCGAACCCCACCAATCTTATTAACGATTGAGTAAGCCGGTTCTTTTTTGTGTTTGATGTACATAATGATCTCCTTTGAGGGGCGTTATAACTACATGAACACTCAAAATCTATCAACCAAAAAGATGTCAAAAATGGTGTTGACTTTGTGGCAACAGTGGTAGTAGCTTCATCCGCCTTAACAACAAGCAACGGAGCAAACGATGTCTTTCAATTTAAAAAGCATCCAGAAAAATTCACTAAGCGGCGCACCGAGAGTTATGCTCTACGGTGTGGAGGGCATTGGTAAAACAACCTTTGCCGCTGGCGCACCCAAGCCTATTTTTATTCCTACTGAGGATGGGCTAGGCAATCTAAAGGTCGATCACTTTCCATTAGTGGAAAAGTTCTCTGACGTAATGGACGCGGTCGCCAGTCTCTATAAAGAGGACCACAAATACGGCACCGCTGTTTTAGACAGTTTAGATTGGTGTGAGAACATGATCTGGCGACAAGTCGAGTCCACGCATGACGCTAAAGATTTGGCGTATGGAAAAGGCGCGGTTATTGCCGCCGAGATGTGGCGTGATTTATTAGGCGGTCTTAACGCTCTGCGTAACGACAAGGGCATGTCTATTATT